GCCAGGATCAGCTCACAGTGGCTATACGGCCCACGCAACCAATAGCAAACCAAGCGGTTGAAAAGCCTGTGCTTGGACTTGTAGAAAGCAACTTCGTACTTCATTTATTGATAACTTTCAATACAGCAGACAGGGCACAAAGCTAATTTGTTAAGTTAAGGCGGATTGTAACTGTAATTTCATTATTATCGTCCGCCCAGCTTAACCACAATTTTACTTAAAATACAATCTGCGCAGCGCCCGGTTCTCCTCAGTTGTCACTGGTGTAGTTAGAATGGCTTCTTGCAGTGTAGCATCTACTGCTGGAACAACTGAGCCAATGTATGCAAGTGCTGAAATCACATCAGCACGTTTCAAATCAATCCATTTGCGAATAGAAACATCTTGCATAATGGCCTTTACACCCGCATCGGTTGAGGTTAGCACTGCCATCTTGGTACCCCCAAAACGGTCGTAAAAAGGGCCAATGTCGATAAGCCATTCGCATGGGTCTACCGGTGCGGGCGGCGCGGGAGGCTCGGAGAAGGTAGTGCCGTCGTAAGTCCAGCCGGGGCCAGCATTACCACAAGCCACCCACTCACCGTTGATACCATCTGGGTCTGTTTCAGACTCGATAACCAGATGAACCACATTATCTACAAGTTGTGCGTATCTATCCATGATTAAGCTCCAAAGTCCCAAATTTCGATACAACCGCCGAGGCCCGCCCCCGGAGTGGAGGCATGTCCTCCCCCACCGGCACCGTAGTTCCCAGCAGCAGGTGCAGACCCTGCGGCACCTCCAGTCCCATAAAACGAATCGCCGCCCGATTTCACACCAGCAGCATTAGAAGCATCTGCATACCCAAGGCTTGCAGATGATAAATGCAGGTTGCTGGCCGGACTAACAGGGAATCCCACCAACCTTCCTGCGACAGATGGAATGCCGCCCCCTCCCCCACTTACACCGGCTGGGCCACGCCCAATCAACATAGACGCACTATCCGTATCCACACTTCCAACAATGTGTTCAAGCATTCCACCGGAATAAGCTACAGAAGCATACACACCACTGTCATAAGACAACCCAGGCAGCGCGCGATAGTTACCAAAGTAACTAACGCTACCCTTAACCTCAGCGGCTCCACCAGCACCTACCGCATAAGCTAACCCAGCAATAGGTACACGGACAAGCACTTCAATCATGGCCCCACCCCCGCCACCAGTCCCAGCATTCTGTGTAGAACCACCACCTCCACCAGCCTGAATGCGGACAAGGCATCTAGCCATGTCCGCAGTAGGCACATAGGTGCCTGTACCACTGGTTAGCCGAGTGATAAGTTTGGGCTTGCCACCGGCTAAACCTAATAAATCAGATGCACTTTGCATTATACAAACCTCCAATAACCGTCAATGAACTGTAAAGCTCCGCTAAACCCAATGTTGTCAAGCTCTATAGGGCCAGACACAATCCCATTTGCTCCCTTGAACTGCCCCCCGTTAGGGTCAATAACGTTAGTAGCAACACCGTTTGCAACCACAGGTTTGACCCAAGCGTCTGCACCGGGGCTAGCAGGCAAAACGATACGTTGAGGGGCTACTACACCAGCAGAGCGAGTAACTGTGGCGCTAGTAGTGGGTATACGTGAACTGGCGGACGAGCCAGCTTCAAGTTGCATCCCTGCAAATTTAATACCAGACACACCATCTCCAGTATACGAAGCCGAAGTATTTATATAGACAAGTGCTCGTACAGAAGTACCCGCACTGGTACTGCATGTCCCTGATAGTGTGCAGAAGTACCAACCGTCACCGACATGAACAATGCTTGACGCTGCTCCAGAAGCTGTTCCAGTGTTGGTACCAGCAGACACCGTACCAGTGGACAGGTTGAAAGTAGCAACAACCATATCAATGCCGTTACCGTCTCTGTCCATTTCTACTACAAACGTAGAGCGTCCAGCACCCTTTGCATAGACGGACCAAGTACGAGCAACGTTTGCAGGGGCTGTGATGGCTTGATACATGAAGTGAGCAGCCGTAGTTGCAGATTCCAAGACTTGTTCCACTGTACCCTCCCCATTCGGCCCTGTGCTTACAGATGTACTAATAATTGTAGAACCTTTAACCCATGCTCCATTACTAAAGTTGTCCGAGTAGAGAAGACTATTGGTAGCGGATGGCTGTGCCGTTGTATTAGCAAGTGCTAGACACTGGCCGCTAATGGCCTGATGTACCAGAGCATTTACAACTTGCGCTGGTGCATTGAGACCGATAGGTGTCCAATTAGTAGGATCGTTGTAAGGGTCTGTTGTGCCACCACCGTTCGTTATACGACGGTAGATTCGCCCATTACCAGGGCTCCAACGTACATCACCAATAACGTAAGTGGTGCCCGACACCCATAGCGTTGCCCCTGCCGCAGCAGAAGCGATGGCGGCATTGGCTGCTGCCGCGCTTGCGTCAGACTGACTTTGCAATGCATTGTTGTATGCGGCCATCGCATTTGCATAAGCATTTGCCTTCGTGGCATTCATGCTAGTTTGGAATCCCGGAAATGCACTTAAAAATGCATCCGCCAGTGTGTCAAAATTAGAAGGACTAGAACTACTTGGGGGAGTAGGTAGAGCTGCCCCATCTGCCGGGGGAGTTGTGGGAGAAGTGATAGCCATTTAGATTTCCTCCAATTGGAGACTTAAAAGTGCATAGTCGGCATGCTGCACATCAATTGACATTTCTTTATAGAAACCCAAGATCAACAGGGCATCAAAATAATCGGAAGTTGTCTGATCATCAAGTCCTGACCAAAGCGCAGGACTTGCATTTAAATCAGACATCAACTGCAAGATGGAATTAACGGAGGCTTTCTTGGTAAAGATTTTCTGGTCTGTTTTTGGAACAGAACGACGTTGTACCAATGTAACATTGCCAAAGTTATCTCTTGTTGTAGTAGAAAAATTCAAAGCACTTCGAACAGGACTATACTGTGTCCCGCCCAAATAAACAGACCGTCCAATCACTAATCCGCCGCATTTTGCTGTGCCAGCGCCATTATCGATTGTTACGGTTAATGTTGCGCCAGTTATCAATGGTAAATCGAATAAAACTGTGCTTTGGCTGTAATGAAATGTGTTGAAAAAATATCCAGACCAATTGACCGTATTACGCTCAATTGTAGTAATAGTTCTTGAGTAATAATTAGTAACACCAATATCCATTGATACTGTAACACTGCTTGCCTGCAATCCAACAACACCTAAAGAATCAATTCGTTGCCCAGGAACAATGACGACCACAATGGGAGCACCAGTTTTGGTAGATGCAGTGTTTCTGAGTAAATCGAACATTGCCCACTTATTTGTTGGGCCAATATCAACCCAGTTAGCAGTGTCTAACTCTGGAACTGTAGTTCCTGCACCAGCCGTTCCACGTTGGTACTTACGATGAGTAGAAGTTCTAATTACCTGATCCCCGATAGCGTAGGTAGTACCGCTGATCCAGACACGTTCGTATGCGCCAAGGCTAGACCACTGGTCTGGGTTTAAGTCGGGAGAGATTGTTGCAAGGCTTGTCCAATTTGTTGAATCCAACGCTGGGTCTGTTGTCCCAGCCCCAGCAGTTATCCGCTTATAGGGAAGCCCGTTGGACGGGGCATTCCGAATATCCCCAATAATGTAGGTTGTGCCAGATACCCACAGAGTGTATGTGGTCACAACTCTAACATATTCTTGAAATGCCGGACTTGCCACACTGACAATAGTTCCCGCCCCATAAGCCGTTCCACTCACCCATGCAGCAGCAGGAGCCACCGGCTCCACAACCGTGCTGCTTGTCAGCATTGCTGCATTAACAGTGATTGGAGGTATTACTTTCATACAGGAGCACCAGTTGCAACGTAATTCCCAGTTGGCGTTACTCTAGATAAAATATCCTTCACACGAGCAATATCGGCTCTCATTGCTTTGTTTTCCTGACGTGTCAAACGCAATTCGTTTACAATAGAACCGACGTCAATGGAATCTCCGCCAGAAAACCCCATGGCGGGATTATACACGGCTGGGACAATGGCCTCGTCCTTATGTACAAACGCCAACATGTCCTGTGGCACTCTGTTAGTTCCTACATCAAAGGATGGAATTCTCAAACCATTCTTAAATGCAGTCAACGTTGCCGTATCCATTAGGCTTTGGGCAGTCTGCATTCGAAGCATCTGTAATTCTACCAAAGTTTTGGCATTGTTTTCTGCCATCGTCAGCAAATTCTGGGACAACTGGGGGAGCATTGCCAACGCATCCTGGTCACCTGCCCTGGCCTGCGCCGTAGCAATTGCGAATTTACCTTGTGCAGACGCAAACCCATCCAAACCGCTTGTTTCATCAATTACACCGCGGATACGTTGTACTTCCTTAATAATGGCGTCCACAAGGCTTTGCAGGGCATTTACAAGGCCACCGCTACCACCCCCGCCCCCACCGCCGCCACCCCCGCCAATGGCCTGTGTAGCGGCTTGCGTGGCCTTTTTTTGGTCCGCCAAAGCCTTGTTAGCGTCGTCAATACTAGGGTTCAACGTTGCGTAGGTTTTGGAAACTTTCAGCAGCATTACGTACTGGTCTTGAAGTTTCTTATTGCTAGGATCTAATGCCAATGCTCTTTGGGCAGCCTCGACAGCATTGCGGCCATCTTGACGTGTACCAGCTAAAATCTGGTCAACTGTGAAATCAAGTCCAACTGTTTTCAAGTTATCCACAATGCCCTGAGCACTCATCCGCTTTTGTTCTTCGGCCGTGTAATAATTCTGCTGAAAATCGGCCATAGCTTGTTGAAACGCGGCAAGCCCTCCCATGGCCGCAGCCAATCCATCTGCCGCAGCCATGCCAGCAGCATCAACGCTAAATAACGTCTGCCCCAATACACCAAACATATTGTTGGTGACAACCATTTGAGTAGCTAAACGTTCCAGAGTTTGACTAGAGGTTTCGCCGTCTTTTGCTAGCCCCTTGAGTGCGTCACCGTACAGCGAACTGACCATATCCTCGCCATACCCGGCAATGGCCTTGTCAATGGCCTCCTTCTGGTGGGCCGGGTCCAGCCCAGCAAGAGATACATCAATCTGCTTGGTGTAGCTGTCTACGGCGTCAGTGGTCAGGCCAAGCGCGGATGCGTACCCCTTGACGGAGCCGGTGACCAGCTTCGTTGCGTCGTTGATGTACTGGGTAACGCCCGAATCAGCGGCTCGCCACTCGCGGTTTTCGGTCGTAAAGGAGCCGATGCCCAAGAACCCGCGGTGATCCTGCTTGTAGGCATCGTACGCGCTAATGTTCGCACCATTCCCGCCAATGGTGCCCGCAACGCCTCCGCCAATTTGGCTGATATTGCCGCTGCCGCCGAAGATGAAATTCTGTGCAGCAGACCCGAGCGCACTGCCAGACAAGATAGCCGCCGTGCGGCCATCGAGCCCCAAGCCCTGCAAAGCGCGGTCGGTGAAATTGAGCGCATGGTTGGGGTTAAAGGCGTTCATGCCCGTGCCCGAGGTGTCCGACCGAAAGCCCTGGTCGTACGCCTGGCTGGATGCCATCATGCCCATGGCGATCCAGCCCGCGATGGGGATGCCTGCAAAGCTGGTACTCGATGAAGTAGCAGCCGTGAACGAGCTATTCGATGCCGCCACGCTAAAACCGCCGGATGCCGTGCTGGCCGTAGTAGCCCCCGCGCTGCCCAGGCCCAGCCAGCCACGCACGGTATCGACCGCTTTTGAACCACCCGAGAAGATGGACCCAGCGCCAGTCAAGCCCATTGAATCCAAGACCTTCTGCCCAGCAGAACCACCAGTTCCCATGAAGGTCATAAATACTTCTAAAACTAAAGGCTTAAGTTTTTCGTTATAGATAGCTTCGAGAATAGATTTCTTTAGCATGTTGCCAATTTTCTTGGCCATGTCTTCGCCACCCTCAATCCAGGTAACAAAGACATCCTGAGCAGTTTTATTAGTTTGATCCCAAGAATGCTTCCATGCTTCTTCGACAGCTTTAATTCTGTCAAATTCGCGTTGAGCAGTAGCGGTTGCGTTTTCTGTATCTTTTAATTGTTTTCGAAGCTCGACAATCTTTTTAATTTTATCAATTTGTTCCTGATAAATGCGAACAAGTTTTGTATCTCCATTCGCCGCTTCTTTTTTAGCTTCAAGAATTTCTTGTTCGCCTTCCAAAAGTGTGGTAATACGTTCTTCCTCCTTTGCAGCAAGCAAAGCAATAGCCTCCTTGCTCAGTTGCAAAGTCTGAAGGTGAGCCTTATCGTTCTCGAGTTTCTTTTCAAGAGTGTTGATGACAGAATTCATATCTGCATTTAACATTTTATAACTATCTGCCTCCACTTTAGCCACATTCATTTGGGCGCGTTCGCGAGCTTTTTGCTCCAAGTCGTCCATGTGGCTATTATATTCGCGAAGTGTGGCGTAGGCTTTAGCAATTGATGCCTCTTTTCGTTTCCTGCCTTCTTCTGTAACAGTAACTTGAGCATTTTCGGCCTCTATAATGTTAGCCGTCTGCTGCTCCCGTGCTGCACGAGCATCTGCATAGTATGCCAATTCGTCCTGAAGCATATTGCTATTAAGTTCGCGCATGCGCCGAATGTGGTCGGCATACGCTTCTGCTTCAAGAAAACCAGTTTGTCCTCTTGCTTTCGCATTTGAACGCAAGATTGCAAATTCGTCGTCTTCGATCTGCTTTTGAGATTCGTACCCACGTTGCGTAATGACCACAAGGGCATCCGCCCGTTTATTGGCTTCTGTCGCAGCCATATTTGCTTCACGAACATACTCGTTCAGCATTGTTGTGGAATTTTCCTTTTGAGCTGCCTTACGTTTATCTGCCCAGTGGTTTTCAATCATGAACACACGTTCATTCTGGCGATCCGTGGTAACAGCAATATCTAAGCCATATTGTTGCGCAATTTGTAGCAATGCTTTAGAACGATTTTCAGATTCTGCCATATAGGCCACAGTATTGTCCCGCATGTTTGGGAGCGGAACATTCATAGCCTGCTCAATTTTAAGGCGGGCTTCTTCCGTGATCTTGGAACTCTTCATCATGGACAGTGCATTGCGTGTAGCGCTATCCTGATACATCTTTGCCATTTCCACATCGCGTTTTTCGGCGTTGCTGCGCGAACGGTCGTAGTCTTTGTCTTCTCGGTCCTTTGCGTCAATAGCAGCTTGCTCCATACGGGCAAGATTACCTTTGTGCTCTGCATCAAGACGGTCGTTATCCATCTTGTTTTGCAACTTAATAATGTCGCGATTGTTTTGCTCCAGCTTGGCTTGGTATTGGGCGTCTGTATCCCAAGAATCGTTGCGGCCAGCCATGAGCTTTGCACGCTCAGCCTGAAGTTTTGCCAGTTTGGCAATATCGTCCTCAGGCTTGCCAATGTCTTTCATTGCTGCCCATGCACGGCTTGCTGTATCCTGAATGGATAGCCAAGCACGGGAGATATATCCAAGTTCGCCACGAAGTTTTTCCATACGCTTGCTTTGCTCTTCGGCAAGCGTCTTTTCGGCAAGCGCAGCGGCACCTTGCTTGTCGCCCTGTTCTTCCAAGGCTTTGATCTGCGAATAGATTTCTACCGTCAGGTAGTGGTAATGCTTGTTGAGTTCTTTCGAAGCATTGACAGGGTCTTCTGCCAGCTTGGCATATTCTCCAACCAAAGTCTTAACAGCCACTCCACCAACTTCAGACATTTCCAAGATAGCTGGGGCAATTGTTTCAATTTCGGTTTTGGAAAACTTGCCAGTTGCAGCAAGTTCGCCAATGATTTCTTTGGCTTCTCCAACTTTACCATGAACAGCGGTCATGCTGTCTGCCATGGTGTAGAAGTTGGAAACGGTCATTGCCGTATAGTCGCCGGTAATTGCCAACGTCTTATTGAAGGAATCCCATTCCAGCGCACCCTTGGCAGCAGCGACCGCAAAAGTTGCCAGGATAGCCACAGTGCCCATTACAGCAAGGCCCGCGCCAGTCATTGCCAGCGCTGCAATGTCCGTATACTCCGCAAACACCATAAGGGAGGCGGGGATACGGCTAAAACGCCCTTGCACAGCTTCGTGAGCCAGCACAATCATTTCTGTGCGGGCACGGCTGGTATTAAGCGATACATTTTCCCAGTGGTGTGCCAGCGACTCGACTTCTTTCACAGTCCCATTTAAAGCACCGGAACCGAACATACTTGTAAGAGTGCTGTCGCTAACACCTGCGCCCTTGTATGCTGCAATCTGTTCCTTGATACGAATCTGCTCGTCGCGAGACTTTTGCGCCCACTGGATTTGGGAAATGGCGGCACGCTCCGCCTCTTTAATTTCAGCATCTGCTGTACGCTTTGCAGCCGCAGCCGCAGCGGCTTCTGCTTGCTCGCGTTCCTTGGTAGCACGCTGAATGTCTCGTGCCACGTCCAACCAATAGCCTTGCTCTTCGCGCTCTGCCTGAGCAAGTGCTTTAACCTTGTTCTTGTTTTCTTCAAGTTGCTTTTCCAAAGTGGCAAGCTGAAGAATTTGCAATTCGAAACGCTCCGAGGCACCAATCATTGCAGCTTCGAAAGCAAGCATTTCAGCTTTCGAACCACTCAGCGACACCATTGTGCGGCCAATCTTTTCGCCTAGCCGTTCTTGTGCTGCTTCGTTCTTGGCGGATGCTTCCGCCATTGTGGCTAAACCCTCTGCCTGTGCAAGCAGGGCATTTGTGCGATCTTCTTCTGTTCGTGCAAAATTAACGGCGGCCTGAAGCCGCCGCCGTTCTGTCTTTTCTGCACGATCGGATGCTTCTGTGAAAGCATCCATGGCTTCAATTGCCGCGTCCGCGCCTTGGCTTACAAAGATAACTCCAAGTTCGGCTAAATCCATGCTTCTACCCCGTTACTGCTTTTTGGTAGTTGCCGCCTTCCGTTTTTGCTGCTCGTTTTGAACAGAAAGATAGGCGGAGTCAATTGCCATTATACAGCGAACTTCAAAAGGCGTGGGGTTTATTTTCAACCGCTTCGCCCAATTTTCAACTTCTGTATATGTAATATGGTTCGCCGCCATACCAACTGCACGGGTCTGCTGAAGCTGGAGCCACCATTCCCAAATGTGTTCTGCCTCATAAGGAAATGGTGGTATATCTAGTTGGGGAGGGCAAACCCCCGATTGCTTCATGTAACTAACAAGATGCGTCTCGAGGGTTTGCCCATCTTCCATCACTTCGGTAAGCTCAAACTTACCGCGTGCAATCTCAACTATCTGGTCTTTCAGCGCTTCAAAAAATTGCTTTCAACCTCCAGTGCGGAGGTAATCTTGTCTTTCCATGTGGGAAAGCGAGTGAGCAACTTTTCCACAACGGCTTTGTCGAATGTGGCATCAACGCCGCCGTTCTTGAATCCGAACCAGCCCTTGACCACAGACAGGGCCAAAGACATTTCGTTGCGCTCAATGGTACGGGCAACCGCGCCAGCGCCTTCGTCCGTACTGGTGTCCAGTTGGGTTTTGCGCTTCGCAGCACGCTTCAGGCCGTCGACGCGGATGGATTGTTGGGCCGCTTGGTACTCGGGGCTATTTTTGCCCACAATGTCAAAGCCGCATTCGTCGTCGCCATCGGCATTGACAACAACGACAACGCGATGGGTAATTTGTGAAACGTCCGCTTGGTCCAGGGAACCAATGTCAAAACCAGATGCCAGGATATTTTGTGCTTGTGTCATGATATGTTTTAAGTTGATGAAGTGAGGTTAAAAAGCCCCACGGTTTTACCCGTGGGGAAGACACGCAGGCGGGCCAGGAACCCGCCTGTGATCACGGTGCCAGCGAGTCTTGGATTGTAATAATCGTCTGATCGTTGGCAAGTGCAGCGCCACCAGCGGCGTTAATTTGCGCAGTGAACGGATAAGTGCGAATAATAGCTTTTTCGCCGTCGTCCGGTGCAGCGTCGGTCAACTTGATTGCAGACAAGTTGAAGGACACAAAGTCCGCGGTGTTCGTTGTATCGGAACCCATGACACAAACCAAAGACGTCAGAGTTTCGCTGTCGAACATATCCCGGAAGGTTGTACTATCGAACAGGGCGGTAAATTGACCGCTAACCTCCACACGACCGCGAGCCATGTCGGGAGCGTAGTTGCTTCCAACAACAGGGCCTTCCGGAGTCAGTGCGGTCTTGATGGTAATAGTTACGCCTGTTACCACTTGGCTCTTTGTACCACCTGCCAGCAAGATGCCGCGCACGGAGGTTAGCACCGGGCTTGTGGTAGCAGCCGCAGGGCTGGTCATTTGCTGGGCGACATTGCTGGTACGAACGCCAAGACCTTGCGAGGTTAGCTTGATGGTGGCGTTACCGGACGCGGGCAGGCCAATATCGGCTTGGCCAATGCGGATGTCAGGAAACACTTCGCTCTTGGAGATGTCGGCGTACCATTCTTCAATGGTGAACAACGTGTCGGTATGGCCGCTCAGCGGAACCAAAGACTTTTTGCCAATCACCGTAATGGTGCTGGTAGCAATCGGGCCTTCGGCAATCAGCGTACTGCCATTTAGCGTGATGCCGGTGATGACCGTAGCAGTCAGGCCGGTAATAACAATGTTGTTGTCGCGGTTGACTGCATTGGCGTATGTGCCAGCGGTGATGCGAATCACATCGCCAATCTTCAGGCCACCGGCCAAGAAGTCGCCAGAACCACGAGTAATGGTGTAGGGGCCAGTACCAGCAATGGTGAGCGACAAACCAGTCAGCGCAGCCGTCGCGGTAAAAACCTTGCGGAGCAGAGCTTGCAGCAGACCAGCGTATGTTCCGGGGGACAGCAGACCGTCGAAGTTCCAAGCGCTGGACGCAGTGCCCAAGTTGACGCCGGTGGATTGCTGGTGTTGAACGATTTCGTCGTTCGTGTAGGTTGCGCGGCTGACTTCTGCAACAGAAGTCTTGCGACGCAAGATTTGCCCGCCCGCGCCAATGGCGGGGACGCCGAGACCAGACTGAGCCTTATAGGCCGTGATCTTGTTGATACCTTGTGCGACTGTCATGATGACGGTTCCTTTTCAAAATCCGCAAAGCGGTGGTTACGAGTAAATATCTGCCCTATACCCAATCTTCACAGGCAACGAAACGTCGCTGGAAGAACCCTGCATAAACCCGAGTTCCGGAGTGTTCGAAATAATCGTTTTCACTCCAGCGTTCACGAGCGTGGTGCCCTTCTTAAAATAGCTTCGGATCAATTCTGCCCGCGCAGATATTGCTCCAACTCCAACACCAGCAGGATAAACCAAAGTTACCTGGAACACCCCATGTTCCCGATAATACCCTCCGCCTTGCGTCGGTTCGTCTGGCTTAAACGTAATAAAGTGTGTCAACTGGTATGGCACACCAACTACAACTGGATAGTTTGAATTGTGGTAAGCTGTCAAACTTGCCAGAACGCTACCGCCAGTCCCCGCGATTGTAACCGCTATTGGGGCCTTTGTGCCACTGTTTTGCAGCGTGAAGGTGGTAGGACTAAGGACGACCACAATATAGGTGTCCGGCAGCGCAGGCGTGCCGCCAGTGTATCCAGGCAAAGTTACCGGGATACCGCTCACCAGTTTATGAGGCTGAGAGCTGGTAAAGACCGCAGGGTTGCCAGGTGCCACCGTAATTCCAACAGCGGGAATGATGGCTGGTACAGATGCCAACTGGGCTTCAAGTGCCGCCTGAATTGCAACAATGCTCATCGCACTCGCCCGCCTTCCGATTTAATTTGATCAACAATTTGCTGAAGTGTTTGAGGGAATTCTCCCCGTACCGTTTGAACCATTCCTCCGGGAGGGCACTGTGCCGACCAACCGTCCTCCAAACGATGCGCGTATGGTGCAAGATTTGTAATGTAGTAACGGTTAACACGACTTGCGGCGGATGGGATAGCTTCAAGATTTTTCTGAACTGTTCGCGCGCCAGTTGGATCGATATTTCCGGGAAGCCAACTAGCAGGTCGTTGATCAACACCAAGTTGCCAGTTACCTCGAAACTGTCCCGGCTTATAACCCATCATAATCATTCGAAATGCCTTAGCTTGGTCTTTCCATGTCTCCGGCATACCAACCGGGCTAAGTGCGTCCAATTGCATCACAACCATTGCCACGGCTTCGTGCGTAACTCGGTTCATGCTGCGCTTAATGCCCTCAATTTTCCCCTTGAGTTGCATTGTAACAGAACCGTCAAGTGCGCTCATGCTTGAATCCAGACGTCGTATAGAACCCGTGTGCCAGCAGGATTTACAGTCTTAATGACGTTTGCGCGGTACACAACACCGCCAACCAAAACCTGATCTCCATTCTTTAGAACACCAGTTGCATTCAGAAGCAAGCGCTTGTCTGAAGTAGATACTTGTTGGTACGTTTGCTGGGTATCGCCAAAATTTCGATAATCGTAGTCTAGCAAGACGCCTTTGGTTGTATAGCTAGAGCTAGGTTGAGACACAATGCCGGTAGCTGGGTCCGGCTGGGCTTCCTCAAATGTGGTCACCACAACGTCCTGGCCAAATTCGGCCAGCATTTCGTTTGCCGTATCTGCAAGTTCGGAGTAAAAGCTCATACGCGCACCAGTTTGGCGTTCACGCCGTTGGAACCACCGGCCAGCAGTGGGCGAAGGATCTGGCCAATCTTGCTGTACTGCTTTCCAAGAGGCGTATTGGGATCGTAGACAACTTTCAAAGGCCCAACCTCTTTACTCAAGATGCCTTGTGTAACGGTTGGATTCAAATCTTCAGAAGCTGCATTTAGTGCAAGCTCCGCATTGGCCTGCTGAACTTCAATTGGTACAGTGGCCGGGTCAACCACGTTGTAGACAGCGAGGTCGGGCCTCTGCACATTGTAGCGGGGCCAATCAAGAGCCTGCGTAGAGTTTACGCGAACGCCCTTCCATTGCATGCGGTACACTTGGCACATGAACGTTGCAGCACGACGCAAGGCTTGTTCTTTTTCCGCTGTCTGCAGAGTGGCCCACAGGGTATTTCCCATCGCAGCGTGATAGGTATCCGCATAGCTAACGGATGCATAGGCTTCCGATGTGGAACTTGCTGTACCAGTTTCAACAATAAGCGACATGATTTATACCTTCTGGCAGAATGCTGTGTTATACCACAATCTACGGCTTTGTGCCATAAGTTTGTGATTGGCCGTTTAGAGGGTATGTCTGAACTGCCGTAATAGGATAAGACTGGTTGAAACCAGAACCGGGGTAACTCATGGTTCCTGTAATTGGATAACTCTGAGTTTTACCCGCAAGATAATACTGCTCTACAGGCCGATTCCACGAAGCTTCGCTTATGTCTATTGCATAGGCAACTTCTGTAACCGAAACGTTGTAGGCACCAGAGCCAGTGGAACTGTAATCTACAGCAGTAGCGGACTCCAGAATAGATGCCACCAAAGTAATGGTAAAATTAGAAACATCGTTTGCTCCAGCAGTTTCGTTGATAGATACAGTGTACTGACCCGAACGGTTGGATATTTCTCCAGCCGTTGCCGCCTCTGTAATTGTTGCGCTAGTTGTCCATGCAACCGTGATTGTATTCGACGCAGTTGCGGCCTCTGTAATAGATGCGGTTGCATTCCATTGCACCGTAGCATTGTCCGCCCCGCCAGCGGCCTCCGTAGTGGCACCGTACAAAACACGCCCAGCGGCAGCGGAATCCGCCCCTGTAGCGGGCTCTGTAACGCTACCCTGTACCACCATAGCCACCACAGCCAAATCCGCCCCTACGCCCGTTTCCGTAATGGTTGCGCCCGTGGTTTTGGTTGCTACAACTGTGTCCGAAGCGTTTGCGGCTTCGGTGGCAGATACAGAATAACTTTGTGAGCCAAACGTTGCGTCTGTTGCATCGCTTGCTGTTGCCGCTTCGGCAATGCTTCTTATAACAACCAAAGCGGAGGAAACAGTTTCGCCAGCCGTTGCAGCGTCTGTAGCAGAACTTTGAAATATGGCCTGCGCTGTCTGGGTATCCGAACCAGAACCGGGTTCAGTAATAGAAGATTGAAAATTTGTCTGAACAGTAGCACTGTCCGCCGCGCTTGCAGCTTCGGTAATGCTTGCGCCAGTAACAACAGAAGCAGAAACAGACTCTGCGCCAGAAGCAGCTTCGGAAATTGTCACGTTGTGGGTAACAGAACCAGAAGTCACCGTTGCATTCGTGCTGTCCGATGCACTTGCAGAATCCGTTTGAACAGAAGCAAAGTTTACCTGAGCCGTTTGAGTGTGGGCACCGGAAGCTGCTTCCGCAATTGCACTCTGAAAGACAACTTGAGCTGTCTCTGAGTCTGTACCGCTTGCCGTGTCTGTCTGTGCGGATGACCACACTGCACTAGCCGTAACCGTATCTGCAGCCGTAGCCGCATCAGTTTGGCTAGATGCAAAATTTACCTGAGCGCTAGATGTCTCGCCTGCGCTTGCAGCTTCTGCAATGGACGCAGCTTGCGCAAGAATTGCGGAAACTACTTCGGATAACGTACCCGGTTCAGAAATTGCTGAGCCAAAAGCAACCTGAACCGTTTGAGTAGAATTTCCGCTATTAGCTTCAGAAATTGCCGATTGCCAAGCAACTTGACTTGTAACAACTTCCGACGCACTTGCTGCCTCTGTAATAGAAGCAGATTGAGCTTCACCGGAACTTGCAGTATTAACTAAATCCGAAGTGAACCAGCCCTCTGGGGTGGCGGGAAACCACTCCGGTGGGACAAGCTCTACTGCAAATGTTCCAAGCGCAGCCATGAATTATGGAGGAGAAAAAGAACCGTCTTGGTTATAAGTCCAGCCAATGTTCTCTTCCCCAATTTGTTCCTGTAAAATCATTTTGGGGTACATTTCTTTGGCTAGTTGAAGCTGATCCGGATTGATGCTTACACACAAAGCAACTTTGCCGTTTTCAACACCAATCAAAATCATGTTATTTCTCCATTACTGCTAAGGAACCAGACATGAATGTTGCGGTTGTAGCGCTTGCCATGATGTTGTGCAATAGGCAAGTGCCATTGTACAGCTTGATTCCCGGAGAACCAATTGTCTTTGCAGCGGCAACGTTAGCAATTGTAGTTCCGATGGTGCAAATGTCCCGGGTAATCATTAGGCTAATGGTGCCGGTGACAAGAGACGTGCCAAGTGTAATGCTCTGAATCGATTGTACGCCTGTGTCTCCCGCAGCAAGAGCAAACCAAATCATTGTTCCAATAACAGGGCTTGCAGGAATTGCAGATCCAGTTGCCGTTGTAAGTGTTGCAGTACGACCGGCTGCGCCTTTAGAATTGGTATAGCTAACCGTGGTGTTGCTGATAGCAGAAGCGTTCGTTGCAGCAGCTACAAACAATAACGCAATTCCGCAACCTTCGCCGCTGGATGTTCCATTGACGTCTCGCGCAGGAAGTGTTGGCGTGACAATAGCCTGCGCTGTAGTAGTGGTGACCACGAGGCCAGAGTTAACCCACAAACAGTCGAAAAAGTCGTGCGTGTGGTTGATGCTGGATTGCATGTCCAGCGCGGTCAAATAGTTACTACCAGAACTTGCGTTTGTGATTGGAATACAACCATAGTCAGCCGACTGCATACCATCTGTGACGCGACCATTGACGCCAGGAGTGCCGGGTGCCCATGCGCCGGGGTAGCCAACATCCTTCGATGTGCAATACCAGTTGCCCGCAGCCTTTGCCGCAGTGCTGGTTTTCATGAACGGGATTAGCTTGCCGTTGTAGTTGCCAAGGCCCGATGGTGGGTATTCAGCGCCCTGAGAATCGCGGTGAACCCAAGAGCCGTCTTCTCGATAGCCGAGGTTTTCGCCGGGAAGTAGCACAAACTCAATTAGCTCAACAGTGTTTGCCCCATCAAAGTGTTGAACTGCAACTGTGCAATTTGTTCCAACACTATTATTTGAAATGTACAAACCTTTCAGATTACGAGAAGTAGCTGCGCCGGGAGAAGCTACAATGTTGGTTGCCGTAGCTGTTGTAATTTTCGTGTTTTGGCGACCCGGTGTAACAGTTGTTCCAGACAAGTCCACATAAGACGCATGAACGTCAATACTGTTTGCGGCTGCGGATGTGACCAATTTAATTAGGTCGGAAGTGCTAGTCAACAGAATCATACCGGGCTCCGAAAATGGTGCTGCCCCCGAAGGGGCAGTCTTGATTAGGCCGCAGCAACCAAGTCGATTTGGTTGCTGTCGAAGTAACGCTGACGCATTTCTCCATCTGCTTGGTACTCGACGCAAACTTGCAGTGCGCCGGTTTCTTGATCTGCATTGAAGCCGACCACAGTGCCCTCAATCGGGGCTGGCAGGATTTGGCGAACAGTGTCGCCCTTCTTGACTTGTGTCATGTTAGATGCTCGCTGTGTAAGTCACGTTCAGCACGTCGGTAGCTGCAACGGTCTTAGAACCGCCGCTGAAATCGCCTGCGCTGTACAGTGTGCCAGTGGTATTGTCAATGGCAGAGGAACCCGCCAAGTTGATGAAACAACCAGCAACAGTTCCACCAGAAGTGAAAGTGAAGCTGACTGCGGAGCTTGTGGCTTTGGACTTGCCAGAGGCAGCAGACCAAGCCGGGGTCTTGCGCGTGCCAGAGTAAGCCGGAGCGTTTGCCGCGCCAACTTCGCTCCAGCCTGCGTGGGATGCTTGAGTATCGCCAATAACGGCAGTACCAGTTCCCTTCAAACCCATCACAACGGCAGCAGTATAGGCGGAACCGGCAAGAACCGTATCCAGCGCAAAATTGCCGCCAACTGTGGTCACCAGATTGTCAATGGTGTCTTCCCACTTGACATTGCCGTCTTTATCGTACAGCGTTGCCGTGTAGACGCCACTGGCATGAGCTTGTTCGCTCACGCCCGCAGCCTTGCACAAAGCAACACCAGACGCATCGGTAGCGTTTAGTGCTTCAACTTGTTGCATGAAAGCTCCTTATTGAGCCCAAGGAGCAACAACCTTCTTTTCGCCGGTTTCGGCGGGAGGCTGTTGTTCGGTGGATGCAGGTTGTTGCTGTTCGGGAACAGGGTCAACCTTGGTCATGGTTTCGGGGTTGTAGTCCGATTCGTTGATGACCACAAGGCCGGTCGGATTGTCTTCGGTCTTTTCCATCTGAATGGTGACCGTGGGGCAGGATTCGGGGCCGTACATAAAATTCTCCGTTGGTGGTTGATAAAAGAAAGCGGGCGGCAGCTTTCGCCGCGCCCGCCTTACTCTTTCTGCGGGCCGCTATTAGCCGAGCAGGATGGCAGCGTGGGCGTTCTTAATGCCCTTCACACCCCAGCAAGCAGACACTTCGTATTGCATCTGGCGATATTGTGCGTACATCGCAACTTCAAAGCTGATGCCCGAACGGGGGTCGGTGATCATCATGCGATCCACGGCCATGTCGCCGCCATCGGGCAGCGCAGGAGCACGGGTAGCCAGCACCAGCGAGGAGGCGCTGAAAGCGATGTTGCCGGTGTAGCTGTTGCCAACGGTCACAGCAGTTGCGGAGGCGGGGATGGCTTGACGCAGGCCGGGGGCTGCAATGGACACAGTGCCAGGAGCGCTGATGCCGGTCACCACGACATACTTGTTGGTATCGCCAGCGAAGGTGATAATATCGCCAGCGTTGATGGTGCCAGTGCCGGTGATCAGCGGGATGTCGGTAGCACCAACGGCGAAGCCAGCGGCGGTCGTGGTGTACGATGCGCCAGTGCCCTTGGTGTTGAACGACACGCCAGCCGATTCGTGAATGCTGAAGCCATGCAGGTTCAGCAGTTCGCCATCGCGCAGGGTCAGGGTACTGCCAGCTTCGTTGGCCTTGGTCAGCTGTGCCAGCGTGCGCAGGGCAGCGCCAGCAGTGGTGTCAATCACCAAGCAGCGATCGTTCAGCGGTGCACCGTTGTCGTCCAGGATCTTGCGAACCTGAGCGGGATCACCCAGCGTGGAGGCGAAGGGCGTGGTGCCAGCCGTACCGTAGGCGCGGGATGCACCCAGACGGGCAGCGGCCACAACGTCGGCTTCCATTTCGTTCACCAGCGTGCGGATGGCTTGCGTCATCTGGCTATTGCGAACAGCGGCGGGGTTGGTGCCGCCATTGCGCAGGCCCAATTGCTCTTCGCCGTTCCAACGGAAGGGAACGCGGCGAGCCTTGGTAATCGACAACTGCACGTTGCCGATGGTTTGGTCGCCGTCATTGGGCGGGGTAACACCGGGGGTGATGTTGGTAGCGGCAGCGGTGGGCGTCATGAAAGACGTCACCAACTGGCCGACCGCAGCACGCTCAACGGTGGCGTCCAGGGAAGCACAGGGGATAGCGCCGACCAGCTCACGGGACACGATGTCCAGAGAGGCGTACAGCGAGGGGATCAGCGAGGTCAGGGTGTTTGCCATGATGAAAGGTTCCTAGTTGAAAAATCAGTCCACAATGCGCGTTCCACCAGTCACAACACCACGTTGTTGCTGGGGAGACAGCGCGTCGAAATCGCTGCGTTTCATGGTCTTGCCAGCGCCAGAACCAGAGCCCTGAGCCCCGTTCGAACCACTGCCAGAAGTGCTTGCGGGAAACCAGTGAGGCTTCAGTTCGCGCTGCATTTCAATCCACTCAGCGGGGCTAAAGGCCGTTTTACCGTCCTTGCCCAGTTCAGGACGGCCCTCGGCGTCCAATTTCACCGCGTTGCCCTTGGCATCCAGCGTAAAAATCTGACGTGCAAACAACAGCGCGTCGTCGACAGCGCCCTTGTGCAAGTCGCCACAAACAGCGCGGATGTGGTTGTCCAGAACAGCGCTCTTGTAGGTATCGGCACGCTTGGTTTCTTCAGCCGTGCGTGCGCGTTCGGCTTCGAGTTCCGCGGTGTGTGCAGTGCGCATACGCTCCGTGTACTTCTCGATCACCATGTTCTTCTTGCCCTCGCCGAACAACTTCATGTCTTCGTCGTGGTCCAATGCTTCCATCATAGTACGAATCTTTTCAGGATCCATACCAGAAAATTGTGCCAACTGAGTTTGCTGAGACTTCACCTTGCCCAACAACTCTTCGTTCTTGGCCTTCAAACCCTTGACGGCATTGTCAATGCCTTCTTGAACCAGTTGCTCAATGGTTTTACCCGTGCCGCCACCAGTGCCGCCCGTACCTGCACTGCCACCACCGGCAGAGCCGCCATCACCAGTACCACCACCGGCACCGGAACCACCGTCACCCTCGCGGACAGACAGAATGGTAGACTTCAAAGGAAAAGGAGCGAAAAACTGATTGGCTTTCATGAGGTAAATCCCCTAAGGATGGTTAGAGCAGCTTTGCTGCGAAAATAGGACAGACATAATCCGTCCTGGGCGCTAATGTAACACGGACTTTCCGTGTTTGCAATCCTTGCGAAAAAATTTTTACGCTTTCGGTGGTGTCTGCATTTGCCGCTGTGTCGGATTTGCAGTTGTGCTACCCGGTAGCGTTGTTTCGTGCGTTCCGGTTGTATTGGCTTGGTTCACCTTTGTGCCACCGGGAATTGTGGGCTTGTGCTGCTCCATTTTCTTCAGTTCTTCCTCAATGGTCTTATCGATATCCATAACCTCGCCGCGCTGCAAATTATCAAACAGCGTTTCGTAGCTGATGCCACCATTCTGCCAAGCCGCAACCAATGCGGTAAGGTTAAGGGCAGACATAGGCATGGGGAAGAAGTCTTTGTTCAGCCGGTACGTGCAAGGTTCATCTGAACCAGCGTATTTAGCAAAAGTGGTAAGAGCCTTCTCAATTCCAATAGACGCAGCATTGGCAATGGACGCCAGCAAACTTTGCTCGCCCCCAGCATTCACCGCTGCACCGTTCTGGCTGTCCCCATTGTTCTGCTTGTTTTCCAGCATTCGGGCACCCAGCACGGCCATCTGCGTTTCCTTGCGCGTCAGGTTTGCTTCCAATGCCTTCAGGCCCTGACCTGTGAACTCCAAGTAGTGTGCTTTGGCGTCTGGACGCGGGAACACCCATGCAGTCATACTGCCAATAGAAAAGGATTGGTTATCTTTATCCGACATGTACCCAGTAATCACAGGTGTAGGCAGGCCGGTAAAGTGGCAACCATGCTCATAGTCCGCCGTCACACGGTAATGCGCCAAGTTCACTTCCACCAAGTCCATCAGTGGCGGAACGTCCGGCTCAATTTCCACTCCATCTGTGCTAATGGTGTAGAAAGGAATGTCTTCCAAGTTCTTTCCCTTAATTTGAGGATAGAACGGACCGTCAATAAGAACATCTTCGTTTTTACTGTTGACTTGGAACACACGGACACGCACCACCAGCGGTCCAACGGCAGCGCCACCAATAACCGGCAACGGAGCCAGATCTAGCACACGATACTGCGTTGTTTCAACAACGTCGAATTCGCTATCTCCAACCGTCTCAACCTCTTCGGCCAGTACAACCATACTAAGGACACAGCGGTTGTTGACCACACTGCAACGCCAGTTGATAATGCTTTCCGACTCGTACTTCTTCAGCACCGGGCGCAGCCCTTGCGATTTCGCGTCAGCCTGAGTGGTATGTACTGGATCTGTGGTCGGGTAATCTACGAAGATGCCAACCCGACCAGTTGTGAGCAACTCTTCCATTAGCTCAAGACTGAACATATGAAGGTTTTCACCGCACAAAGAAACATCGTCCAGCAGTGGTTCCACAACAGCAGGGACTTTTACAAAGGCCGGTTTGCGGAAGATCATGCCTTGCAGGCCGGAGATGGTTCGCCATGTCGCGTTGTAGAAACATGCGCGGGTCATGTACGCTTTGTATTCCGAAGCAGTTTGGTCCGCCAGCAGCGGCAAATACTCCGTACCAGCCCCATGCACTGCGCTTTGGCCGTCCGCAGCGTCCCGGCAACGCTTCCACAGCGGGGACATCTCTTTGTAATCGCTGTGAGTGTTGGCTACGCCCATGTTTATGCTCCTGATATACGAATGCGGTGGGAGGTGTGATCTGCGGATAATACCATGTACCGGCAGTCGTCGGCAATGTGGTCTTCAGCATCGGTGTCTACGTCGTCTGGGTTGCGCGTATCCCGTGCAATGTTTGGCACAGTGCGCAAGAAGTCCCGGCAAGTGTCAAAAACGTAGAACCCCGGCTTGTCTTCACCCTTCGAAACAGCATCCATGCGATCACGGATAAGTTCCCAACCGTTTTGGCGGCTACCGGGGCGCTTGTCTGCAGGCGTCCAGAACACATGCTCGGACTCCATATTCTGAGCAATAGAGGCTTCGTCTGTAACTGCGTAGATGGCACTATCTGCCGGTCCAGGCTGCACGCGGTTATGAATTTTCATCTGCTGTTCGCGGATGTTGATCCCGATAGCCACATTGCGGGCCGTCATGTGGACGCCTTCATTAGCCTTACCCGTACAGCCGTACCACTCCCCAATGCGGAATATGGTCTTGCGCGGGAAGCAGATTTTGCGCCCGTCTGCCAATGTAGCCTCTGTACCGTCCGATACTGCCCACCATCCCACACTGAATGGCCTTGCGCTGCCCCAGTCAAAGGAGCGCGTGATACGCCAAGTGTAGGGAATTTCGAAGGGTTTGAGGACATGCTTGGTGCTGTCCCAAAGGTCATCAAACATACCACCACTGGTGATGTCCCAACTGCCTTCAAGCCATGCCTTGCGCTTGTTGACATCTGTAATGGACTCCAGCGTCTTGAGGTATTCTTCGCCAAGGTACGGATTTTCTTTCACGGAACCAAACAATGCCACCCGCTGATTACCACCAGTGTCAGTGATAATTTTTCCGTAGGGTGCGGGGTCAATGAAGTATTCCTTGACCCAAGCGTGCCCAACGCCATAAGGGTTGGTACTGCTACGAATCATGCGGGGTAGATGCGGAAGTCGTGGAGTTGGCTGAAAACTGGAACGATTACAAGACTTCATTGACTCGTAACAATCAATGCTAGGCCAGCTTGTCAACTCTTCCCACCCGATAAACGGATACTCGTGGCCGTGGTAGCTCCAGTAATCTTCCTGATTCTCAAACGCACGCAGCAGTAGTTCTTCTCCCGTAGGCCAAACCCATTTAAGGGAGCTAGAACCCGCAAGAAATTTGGGTTGCATTGCACTGCGGTTGAACCAGCGCTTGGACTTCGCGATAATATCGTCCAAATGCTTATAATTTCGACGAAAAATTACTCCGCGAAAATAATCACCATAGCCCCGACCACAATACTGGGCAAAGGACATTAACATCGC